ATTCCATGAAGCCCTTCTTGGTCTGCGCCGCCTGCCGGAGGTTGTGGACCACATCCCGCAGGGCCACCCTGGCCCCCCGGCCCATCCATGGCCGCTCCGGGTCTGGGTTATAGACGAAATGGAGCACTTCATCCGGGCGGTATACCGCCCCGCCGCAGCGGATCAGATAGCCGTCCCCCTCCGCCTGGAACGTGAGAGAGGAAGGCTTGAGCGGGGCCAGATTGTCGATGCGCCCGCCCGAAATTTCGGGCAGGACCACGGCGTTTCCGACCCCCTCCAGAAGCATGGTCCTCACCAGATTTGTCATAAAGGTCATCCGGGTCATGTTCCGGCTGGGCTCAATGTCGATTTTCCGACTCAGCCCGTTTTTGATTCTCACATCTCCCCGGTCCGTGTTCTGCATGAGGTGGATCGTCATAGACCCGATGAGCCCGGCGATACGGTCCACCGCCATCAACACCTCCGGGTTTTCCGACAGACGGGTGAATCCAGGCACACACAGCCCGTCATACCCTTCCTGAGACAGCAGGAAGGCCACCGCCCCGTCCTGGGGCTTGTCCCTGGCCGGGTGGCCCCTCAGCTTTTTCTTACTCAATGCCATACCCCCTTATAGCCACTGTTTTGCTTTTTCGTTGAGCTCCATAGCCTCCAGCTTCCGCACACAGGCGAAAACCGAGGCGTCAAAAACGTCGATACGCTGCTCCGGCTCAACTTTTTCATATTGAATCATGTCGTCGGTCTTCTCGATGGCCCGGACATTCTGGACGCAATACTCGAAGGGGTCGGCATGGAGGTAATAAAGCTCACCGTTCTTGGCCTTGACCTCGATATGCCGGAACCCCTCCGACTTCTTGTAGTAAAGCTGCGGCTGATCCACCACGTTGAATCCCGCCGTTTTCATACCCACGTAATACTCCCGGCAGAATTTCCGGTCATGGCCCACCTGTTTGATCTTGAAGCCCTTACGCCGCATCTCCACAAACCAGTTGACCACCTCCGCATGGTTCACCGTGGGGCTGTTGCACATGTCCAGCCATCCGTCGTCCTTCCAGCCGAAGAGGGGGATGCCGTCCTCGTCGGCCTTCTGGTGGGCGGCCACCACCGGGAACCAGGCGTGAGGGATGATAATGTCCACGTCCACCTTCTTTCCATCCGCCCGCTCCCAGCCGTACAGGGTCCCATAGAGCACGGCGGCGGTCAAATCGTGGAGTTTGGACAGGTCGGCGCCGCCATACCACGCCACCGGCAGGGCGGCCAGATCTTCCAGGCTCCAGTCGTACAGCTCGTCGGAGCGCTGGAACTCCCCCAGGTCGAAATAGGCCCGCAGGGCGGAGGTGTAAACGTTCAGGCTCTTCGCCAGAAAGTCTTTTCTCTGCTGGGGGTCGTTCTGGGCCTCCAGGGCGTCGTTCATAATGTCGTCCGGGCGGATGGTCACACCGTAAGCCGGGTTTGCCATTTCATGGATGCGGGGATTCGTGAAATCCACATCCCCGTTCTCCCCCTCTTCCGCCTTGCAGATGAAAATGAAGAGCTGCTCGTTCTTCACCAGACCGTCCAGCACCTTCTTGCAGTATTGAAGCCGCCGGTAGCAAAAGCTGGACATGTTGTCGCCCGCCGTGGTGATCCCGATCATCAGCTTATTGGTATAAGCCTTCATGGCCTCCTTGATGATGTTGTACTGCTTGGGGCTTTTGAAGGCGTGGATCTCGTCGGCAATCGCCACGTTGCAGTTCAAGGAATCCTGAGCGTCCGGGTTGGCCGCCAAGGCCTGGATGAAGAGCGAACCCCCGTCCAGTTCCCCGCTGATGGAGTGTTCCTGATTGTTGTCGATCACCCGGAAGTTGTCCTTCTCCCCCATCTCCCCCAGATTGAAGTTGATGAAGTCAAAGCTCTCCAAGCTCTGCTTCAGGGCGGCGGCCACGATATAAACCTTACTGCCGCTCTTCCGGTTGAGCACCGCCAGGGCCCAGGCCAGGGCGGCGGAGAAGGAGGTCTTGACGTTCTTCCGGGGGATATAGATAAAGGCCTCCTTGAAGCGGCGGACCTTCCGGTCTGTCCCCGCCTCATAGAAGCCCAAGAGGTTATAGACGATGAACTTGTGAAAGGGCAGCAGCAGAAACGGCTTGCCCCGCATGGGGGTTCCGTCCAGCGCTTCCCCCTGTTGATGGACAAAGGTCTGCTCAATGAGCCGGATAACAAACTCGGCCTCTCGGGTGTCGAACTCAAACGCCGGGTCCTCCAGGTCCCGCAAAAACCGCTCACACGCCTGCTTCAGCTCCGGACAGGCAATTTTCCGCCCCTCCACGATCCCGCTGACATAATCCATGACCTCCCGCCGGTTTGGCGAGGGGGCGCCGCCCCTTTTACGGCCCACCCGTCAACGCCTCCGACAGCTTCGACGTCTTTCTAGGGGTCAGCCCCTTGTCGTGGATTTTTTTGAGCCCCGCCGGGGTCAGCCCCAAGATACCCTCCAGCCGGGTCAATTCGTCCCGCAGGCTTTCAATGGACCGGTACAGCTCCGTTTTGCAGTTGTTGGCCGCCTTGGCCTTATTGACGTAGACCTCTGTGATCTTGCAGCCCTCCAAATACCACTGAGCCATCAGCACATCGAATTGGAGGCGCATGTCCGCATAGCGCCGGATGGCCGGGAGAAATTCGTCCTTGTAGGTCCCCACGGATTTCATGTCCCGGACGGTCTGCTCCAA